CTACTGGACAGCCACAAAAAAATCCATATGAAATGGATATTGGAACTGGTGAAAAAGAAGATTTAACTTGGTTAATTAAATAAAAGAGGTAAAAAATGGCAGACGAAAATATATTAACGAGATTAGGAAAATTATTTCAAAATCAAATAGTAGTTAGAAAAACAGATGATGGTCAAGTGAAAGTCAAAGATGTTGAATTTTCACAAACTGCACTAACATCTAATTTTATTGATAGATATAATAGAATTAATTCAAGTGGGTATGGTGGTTCTACTTATCAAGCTAAACAAAATGCAAACGCATATGATGTAGCTAGAAAAGAATTGTTCAGAGATTATGAATTAATGGATGCAGACCCAATCATATCATCAGCTTTAGACATTTATTGTGATGAATCTACAGTTGATAATATTGAAAACAGAATATTAAAAATTAAAACAGATAATCCAAAAGTCCAAAAAATATTACATAACTTATTCTATGACATAATGAACATTGAGTTTAATTTATGGAGTTATATTAGAAATATGACTAAATATGGAGACTTTTATTTACATTTAGATATATTGGATAAACATGGAGTTGTAAATGTAAAACCTCTTTCAGTATATGAAGTGAATAGAATAGAAGGACATGACCCAAGTAATCCTAAATTAGTTCAATTTGAAGTTCAACAATATTCAGAAACAAGAAGAGCTTCAAAACCTGATAATATTTATGAGAACTATGAAATTGCTCACTTTAGAAACTTAGCTGACACAAATTACTTACCTTATGGTAAATCAATGTTAGAGGGTGCAAGAAGAGTATTTAAACAATTAACTCTTATGGAAGATGCTATGTTGATTCATAGAATGATGAGAGCACCAGAGAAAAGAATATTTAAAGTAGATATTGGAAACATACCACCTAATGAAGTGGATAACTTTATGCAACAAATCATTGGCAAGATGAAAAAAACACCTGTGATGAATGCAGATGGTGATTATAATTTAAAATATAATATGGAATCAATTACAGAAGATTATTACTTACCTGTTCGTGGTGGAGATAGTGGAACATCTATTGACACTTTACCAGGTTTAGGAAACGATGGTGCAATCGAGGATGTGGAGTATTTAAAAAACAAAATGATGGCAGCTTTAAAAATACCAAAAGCATTTCTTGGGTATGATGAGAATGTAGGTTCAAAAGCTACATTAGCTGCTGAAGATGTAAGATTTGCAAGAACAATTGAAAGACTACAAAAGATATTAGTTGCAGAACTTGAAAAAATAGCTATTGTTCATTTATACACACAGGGATTTGAAGATGCAGAATTAATTAATTTTGAATTAGAATTAACAAATCCATCAATGATACATCAACAAGAGAAATTAGAGTTGTTGACTCAACAAACAGAGATTGCAAATACTTTAATGGAAAATAAAATGATGTCAAGACAATGGATATATGATAATATATTTGATTTAAATGATGAAGATAAATCTGAAATATTTAATGGTGTAATTGAAGATAGAAAACAACAATTTAGAATGGAACAAATTGAAACTGAGGGAACTGACCCAGCTGAAGAAGGTACAGAACCAACTGATGATATGGAAGAACAAGGTGGTGAACACGGTGGAGATAGAAGAAGTGGAACTGGTAAGAAAGAATTTGGTAATGAATATTCAGCCAAAGACATAAAAGATGCAACGAAGTACGAAAGAGAACGATATGGTAAACGAGAGTTTAAAGGTGGTTCTCCATTGGCTACATCAAAGGGTGGGACAATAGTTGCACGAGAAGGATTATTAAATCAATTAAAAAATAAATTTGGAAAAGATTTAGATAAATCTATGTTGAATGAAGAAATTATTTTAGATGAAGAGGAATAAAATTGGTTTATTTACAAAAAACATTATATTTATATATGAATAATTACATATATAGTATCCAAAAAAAATGGGGACTCGACAATGCGTAAAGTTAAACATAATAAAATCCGCAACACGGGTTTGTTGTTTGAATTTTTGCTTAGACAGATTACATCTGATGTGCTAAATAAAGACAATGGACACGCGGTACAAATAGTTAAAGAAAAATTTAACGAAAACACAGAGTTAGGTAAAGAATTAGCTTTGTATAATATTTTAATCACAAAGAAATTCAAGTCAGATACAAAGGCAGACTACTTCATTAATGAAGTTATGAAAGCTAGAAGTGATTTAAATAATTCTACATTACGAAGAGAAAGATACAATCTTATAAAAGAAATTCAATCTAATTATAATATTCAAAAATTTATGTCTTCAAAAGTTCCAAATTATAAAACTTACGCATCTATATTTACATTATTCGAATATAACAAATCTTTATCACCAGACCAAAAAACAGAATCATTTTTTAATATTGTTGAACATGTGACAACTGATGATACATCAATTAAGTTATCAGAAACTGTTACTACTTTACCAGATGACGAAGATTTAAGAATCCTTACATATAAAACTCTTTTAGAAAAATTTAATCAAAAATATACAAAATTAAGTAAAGACCAAAAGAATCTACTTAGAGAGTATATTAACAATGTATCTAATACTAATTCATTAAAAGATACTTTAAGGGAAATAGTCAAAGGATTAAAAGAAGATTTAACAACACATTCTAAAAACTTACAAGATAAAGTTGTAAAAATTAAAATGTCAGAAGCTATAAAATCAATTAACAAATTCTGTGGACTTAATGATAAATCAGATGTTGTTAAGGATGAATATGTTATTCAAACAATGAGATATTTAGAACTCGTAAAGGAAGTTAAAAAAAGTGGAAATAAAAAACAGAAAGTTATTTAAAGAATTAATTAAAAAATTAACTCTTGAACTTTTAGACGAAGAGGGTTTAGAAGAAATATCAACAACTGCTGGTGTAGATGGATATTCCACACCATTTGCTTTTGGTAAGATGAAAAAGAAGAAGAAAAAAAATTTAGAAAAACAAACTGGATACAAGTTTGTAAGTGAAGCGGTTGATAAAAAAGATTTAGAACAAATAACAAAATTAATAAGAAATGTCGTTGGCGATATATTAAGAGATATATGGTTAAAACGAACAGCTTGGAAATAGGAGATAATAAATGTCAAGATATATAAAAGACCCAAATGATTCAACAAAACAAGTACCAGGTCCTCTACCTGATAATGCTCGTGATAGAGTTGGTACATTGCAAGCGGGTAAATTTATAAAAACACCACATTATGTTTATGTCGCAAAAACTATACCAGCTGATGATGAATTAAAGTTTTATTTTAAATCATCAGCATCTTTTGCAGTTGATGTTGGTAGTAATGGTGCTACAGTATTAACTAGTGCATCAAAATATGTTAGTTATGGATTACCTTTAATAGGAACTAGATTGGATATTCATCCAACAGCTTTTAGTTGTAGTAATGCTATGAGTAGTAGTATAAATTTTGTATATAAAAGTGCTTTAAGCACAGGAGGATTGTAATGTCCTTACAACAAATTAACGAGTCGATGAAAGTTATCAATGGCTGATTTTACAAGTGCACATACAGGTAATGAAATTGATTTATCAATAGCTTCAGGTTCAACAACCACTGGAGTTATAAGAGATTTTACAACTTTAAGTGGTTCTTCAACTGCTACAATAAAAATTGGTGGTGGAATTAACACACTTTCTCATATAACCGCAAGTGGTAATATAAGTTCAAGTGGAATCATAACCGCTGAAGGGTTAGTAATTAGTGATGACTTTAGTTTAACAGATGATTTAACAGTTGGTGGGAACATTAGTGGTAGTTCAACTTCAACTGGTTCATTTGGAAGAGTGGATACATCTACTATAGATATTGATAGTATTCAAGGAAATTGGACAAATGCAGGAAACACAGTTGCTGACTTAGGAGCAATTACAACAGTCGATATAAATGGTGGAACTATAAATGGTATTACGGACTTAGCTGTTGTTGATGGTGGAACAGGTGCTGGTACATTTACAGATGGTGGTATTCTATTAGGAAATGGCACTGGAGCTATACAAGCAACTGCTGTCTTAACAGATGGACAAATGTTAGTAGGTGATGGTACAACAGACCCAGCAATAGAGAGCGGAGCTACTTTAAGAACTTCAATAGGAGTCGGAGCAGCTAATAATATTATATTTAATAATATAACCGC